TTGGTTTCTTTGTTGCCCTAGAAGCACCTAGAGACATGATGAGTTGGAACAGGGCTAAGGCCAAAGAAGAGTTCCTTAGAGACGCTGACAATGCACTGGAAAAGGGTATTGTTGCCGTAGCAACTGAAAACGCTTTAGGAAAGTATGTCATATCCCGTTATCATAACGGAGAATATAGAGAAGCAACAAAAGATTCTTTGCCCGAAGGCGCTGAAACCTTAGAAGATGGTAGAATCTTTATTCCACTAGATAATACACTTACTTACATGAATGGCGGTAAGAATACTAAATATGGAAACCCACTTCCTAAAGAACAATTTAGAAGGTCGGGAATATTCTTCGGTTCTATTGGCGGTCAAGACGGTATGAAACCATATTACTTTTCTTACAAGAATCAAGGTGGTATAGATTTCAAACCAAATACTTTCGAATGGGTGCATTTCCTATGTATTGAAGGCTCTAACGGAACTGATATTTATGGAGCAACTGATTTGACAATTAACAGTCTATCATTAAATAGTTCTCTTGACCCGGAAAGTGACATTTATCGTGACATGGGAGACTTTGATTTCCAAAAGTGCCTTCAAGAGCATTTTGATAATCATATTGTTCCCCTTGTAGAATTAGATAAGGCTCATGTTCAAAGAATGGCTTTACCTGCTAAAGAAAGATACATCGTTACTGATGGAACTGTAATTAGTATGAACATGATTCCTACTAAGAACGGTAACAGAATCATTAACATTTCTGATTTAGATTCAACTCTAGATGATGGAAACGATGGTATCTATACTTGCTGGATTCCGGAACATATTGAATTAGATTTCGGTATCGGTTCTAATGTTATCATAGCAGGAAGAACAAGTCAAAGAACAGTAGATGGTGAAATAGAACCTGCAACAATTAATACAACTGGTTTGCTTTGCACTGAAAAACACGGTTCTTCAGTAGAAGTAAATCAACCACAGGAGGATTATACTGACTGGTTTTGATTGATATTCCACTTATTCCCCCGTAGAAATGTCGTATAGGTGTGATGAGCCTATGATACAGTGCGGTATGATGAGTTGGCGACATTACAGATTTCATGTCGGGAATAATGCTAATACAAGTGTAAGTGTAAACTTGTGGAAAAAATTGATGCTCGAATAGGTGCAAAGCCTATCTTAACCGAGGAATATATATGAAGATGAAAGAAGAAAGATTTTTAATTAAAAGAGGAGGTTTTGTAATAGATTTCAAAAATGTTGATTTTATTACATATACCCAAAATGAAGATTCTCCCGAAAAATGGTTAATGAAATTCCATATCGGAGATAAAGAAACAAGATATATGTCTAAGTCCACCCAAGATACTCTAGAAATTCTAGAAAATTGGGCTTCAATAAGATGCGGTAAAGGTATCTTTTTTGAAGAACAGGATTTAAAATATAGTAACGAGAGGTTTTAAAAATGAGTTTAACAAAAAGTAAAGGAAAGATGAATGAAGATGCAAATAACAATGCTAGAGTTGTTTTGTTTCAAGAGAAACTAAAGAAACAACTTGAGGAAAGACATGCTAGAAATAGTCGTCTTATTTGTGGTATTTGGGGAGAACCAAAGACCGTAAAAAGTGGACTAGCCCTAGACTTCCCCGATAAACAAATTTATGTTTTAGATTGGGATGATGGCTGTGAACCAACATGGAGACAAAATCATGAAGCATCCGAAAGGATTACTTTGTGGAATCCGGAAGTAAGAAATCAAAATGGCGAATTAGATATACAGAAGTCGGAAGCAAACTCCGAAGATTTCATTCTGCATGTTGAATCTAAGATTAAAGAAGGCGAAGATGTTTTGTTTGTATTTGATGGAGTAGATAAGTGGCTTGATTGTTGCACACTTCATGTTACAGGAAGTTCTAAAATAGGTAAGCCACAAAAGATGAAGTTTGAATGGGGTAAAAGAAATGCTCCATTTTATTCTCTATTGATGATGTGTAAGAGCCTAAAGTGTGACCAAGTATACATTACTCATGCTAAAGCAGATTATGGCTCTACTGGTGAAGTAATCGGAACAAAACCTAATTGGCACAATTGGGGAGATTACTTATTCCAAGTCATTAATACACGAAGAACGCTTCGTAAGAATGATGTTGTCTATAAGGCTGAATTGCTAAGTAGCAAAACAAATACCAACCTCGTAGGAAAGGTTTGGGAATCGTTAGAAATAAAAAATGGAAATGTAAATTGGAATGGTATTCCTGAATTAAGAGATGGTAAATTATGAAGTTTCAAGTTGATAGTAATGAATTAAAAGAAGCACTAGAAAGCCTACAAGTTAAAGGAAAGCAACTGACGAATACCGGATTTAGTTCCGGTAGTTTTGGTTCAGTCTTTACTGCTAATCTAGTTGATAACCAACTACTTTTGGCAAACGGTGATTCTACTTTTATGCTGAAGATAGCCTTAGAGGTTGTTACAGAAGGTCATGAATCCGGAACCTGTAACGCTGATGCTTCACTTATTCTACCGTATCTAAAATCGTTCGATGGTAATGTAACTATTACTGTTGGTGATTACATACTTATTTCTAATGGTAGAAAGAATGCGAATATTCCTAAATTAGTGAATCATCCTCATGAAGAAGCCTTGTCTAGGTTAATAGAAATGACCAACCACATAAGATATGAACCTCAACCGAATACTCTTTTTACATTTAGTAATCTAAACTTTGAAGGTAGTTTTTCTTTGAATCAAAAAGACTTTCAAAATTGTTTGCGTAATTGTGAATTAGTTGGTGAAGGGATATATAATTTAAATTATCATCAAGGCGAAGTAACAATATCTTCTTCGGCTAACGCCACAAATGCATATAGTGAAACACTTGTCCCTGTTTTCGTTAATGGCGAATCAGCAACATTAGATTTCAGTTCCCCGTTGTATTCTTTCTTCAAGAAAGACCAACTATTGAACTTTTATGTTAGAGATGAATTCCCCATGATGGTGGTAGCAAACGATAGAATGTTGATGAAAGCACCTCATGTTGGTGGTAATTGATGATAATTAGTAGATGTAATGATGGTAAAAGTGTTTATGTTTCTTGGAGAGAAGGTAAAGAAAAGAAACACTCTATTGTTGAACATAGACCTTATTTCTATGTTTTAGATAAAGCAAAAGAGATTTCTTCATATAAACCTTCTAAGTATATAGAAAGAAATTTTGAATATGAAAAGGGCGATTTTTTAAATCTAGATAAAAAGCCATTAAAGCGAGTTTATGTAGAAAATTCGTTTGATATTAGAAGTGCTAAAGATTGTTTTAAGAGAACTTATGAAGCAGATGTTCCATTTCATTTTAGATATGCAGTTGATTGTATTGATGAAATGCCCGAATATGATTTAAGAAAATGGTATTGGGATATGGAATGGCAACAAGGTGGAGAATATCACGATTGTATTACTACTATTGTAGCGTATGATAATTATGATAAGCAATACTATCAATGGGTATGGTTTCCTGAAAATGTAATGCGTAAAATTATGCACACTTATCCTCTTAGGAATGCTAAAGTATTCACTAATGAAAAAGATATGCTTGAAAACTTCATGACAACTATGGTTGTAAAAGACCCCGATATGTTAATTGCATGGTTCGGACAACGGTTTGACTTACCCCATTTGATTAAAAGAGCGTGTGCATTAGGATTAGACCCACAGATAATGTCTCCTATCGCTACTGTAAAGGGAGTTAAGAAGGCTAAAGATGGTTTTTCTTTTGCTTATGCGGAAAAAGGATTTACTCCTATAGAACAACCAATAGGAGGTCGAATAACTCTTTCTCTTGATTTAGCATTTGAAAGACAATGGAACGATTCACAAAGAGGAACTTTGCCTTCTTTGTCTTTAGAATATGTATCTCAATTGTTATTTGATGAAGGCAAAGTAAAGGAGAGTAAATTCAAAGATAAAAATGAGTTCTTTCGTAGAGCATGGTTAGAAGATACTGAAGTTTATCTTGAATATGCTTTAGTTGATGTAGATTTAATTCGTAGAATTGATGAAACAAACTATTGTAGCGAAGCAATTATCTCTCTTCAAAGATTACTAAAAGCGCCTTTCGATGCATGTTTCTATGCTTCTCATATGGGAAGTATTTACTTCATGAGAAATGCTTGGTGGAAAGCCCCTACTGGAGATAAAAATGTGGATAGAAAAGACTATGACGGAGCCATGATTTATGACCCGTTAAGTGAGCAAACACAAGGATTACATCATAATGTAGCGGCCTTTGATTATGCACAACTATATCCTAGTATGATGATGGCTAGAAATATATCTTGGGAAACTAAGTCAAAAGAACCTACAGAATTTGCT